TCTACAAACAACTAACCCAGGCGATAACGGTACAAGTGACGGCTGGTTCCAATGGCATGCAGGACGGCTGAGCAGAGCAAAAGCAGTGCTTGGTGATCGCTGGAATGATTGGCGAGCACAAATTCAATACGCTTTACAAGAGGAAGGTGAACCAGGACAAGAATATCTCCAGCAAAACTTTAGTTCTAGACAAGAAGCTGCAGATTGGTGGATGAAATATTGGGAAAGACCTGCACATCCGGAAAGAGATTCAAAAAGGCACAGTGAAATTTTAGGTGATTTCTAAATGAATGAAGAAGAAGAGTATCTACAGCGTGGTTTTGATAGCCCAGAAGAATTTGATGCAGCTTTACTTGAACTTGAACAAGCTAAGGCAGATACCGCTCGTATTAAGGCAGCAGTAGATAGAAATTTAATGATGGGCCCACCATCTAATCCATCGACTACTACTACGGATGCAGCCCCTATACAGCAACCTGAACCTGAACAGCAACCTGAACCTGAACAGCAACCTCAACCTGAGCAGGACGAAAAGTTAAGGTTAGACGTCTCTGTTGGCAATGATTATGTTGACTCAGTTGTAGGGCAGCAGGACGAAAACTTTAAAGCAAAGTTTGCTATGTTGACGGGTCTAACCGATACTGTTACTGGGACACTTAACTTGATCCCTAAGGTTGACATACCACGTATAAAAAAATTTGATGATGACATTGCCCAATTAGTTAGGGAGTTTTCGTCAGATTACATTCCTACTATGCTTGGAGGTGTTGGAACTGCTGGACTTGCTGCTAAAGGTATTGCTCAATTATCTAATTCCTCTAAAGCATATAAACTACTTAGTAGCCCTCCTGTAAAAAGATTTGGTGAGTTAGCAGCTGGCGCTGGTATTGCTGCTGGTATCCAAAGAGTAGTACCACAAAGTGAAACAGATGATAATGCTCTTGGCAGTCTTAAGAAGGTAATCCCGAGATGGCTGGGTTGGTGGGTGCCAGATAATATTGCTACCCTTGATACAGACAGCCCACCCGTTAAACGAAATAAAAATATCCTTGAAGCAGTTTTATTTGAACCTGTGACGGATATACTTGTACATGGTATCAAGCTTAATAAGGCTGTGGGTAAGGCTCATGGTCAACTAACAAAGTATGTTAGTGACACAGAAAAGGGTAAAGCCTGGATTAAAAAGAACGTAGAACTTGAACTCAAGCCACATGAAGAACTTGAACGTGCATATGTTAAACGTTCAGACACTCTTGATGAACTAGGTTCTTACAATTTTGATAATGCTACTGACCCTAATGCGCCTATTCTTGGTTATCACGATGTTTATGCTCCATCAGAGTCTGGAGTAAGAACTGTTGATGACTTTGGCGTAGTTGGTGCCTCGGTTGATGCTGCACGCCTTTCATTTGATCCTAATTCCTTTGGTGGACGTTTAGGCAGCATTGCTTCTGAGCCTGCTATTAAGTTTATGAGTAGCGGTTTTGAAGAGTCAAAGATTGTAATTAAGGGTTTAGCCTCTGAACTTAAGGATGCAGAAGACGTTGCTTATAGAGTTAACCCTAATTTGTATCTATCTGCTGCTCAAATAGGAGCAGTCGGTGATCAATTGGCTAATGAGTTTATGGGGATGGATATCAAACGTCTTAAAAAGGCATTTGAGTTTGACTCTGACTCTGCTATTAAGAGCGGCATTGATGCAGATTCTAAGATTGGTGTATTAACTTCTAATGCATACAACGGAGTTGTCAAAGCCATCAAAGGTTATATGGACGAGTTCGTCAATATGGACGAAGAAAAGGCAAGAGCATATCTTGTTAATTCTGTTGCTGGACAGGTCAGTGATGCTGCTGAAGGTATGCGTCTTTCTTACGGCTCAGGATCAATTCAACGGGCACAAGAGCAGATCCTTGATCGTGTTGAGTTTCTAATGGGTCAGAAAGGGATGACTTCTTATGTCCGAGGTAGGGCTTTGAAGCTAACGGATGTTTGGTCCAGATTGACTAGAACTGCTTCGCAGTCATTTGATGATAAGTACAAAGGCAAAATCATTGCTTCTATTAATAGTGAAAAAAATTCAACTCTTGATGCTATTGATGCGATCATGAAAGAGTCGAAGGAAACAGTTAACAACTTACGTGAAATCAGTAAGTCTAACCCTGAGATGCTTTCGCCTTTGATGATGGCTTATGAACTTACCGATGGTAATATTAAATCCATCTCATCTTTAAATAACTATATTAAGCAATCTACGTCTATTTGGAGTAAAGCTTTTATTGACGGTCAAGCAGAAATTCCTTCTGTGATTAATAGAGCATTTTATGCAAGTGTGTATAACAATGTTTTGAGTGCAGTTGTTACACCAGTGAAGGCTAGTTTTTCAGCTGGCCACAATCTTATTGAAAAGCCTTTAAGACACCTCACTGCTTCCGCTCTTATGAAGGATAAAACTACCTTCCGTAGAGCTATGTACCAATATTCCAATACGTTGGAAAGTTTAAAGGGTTCAATGGCATATGCAAAGCAAGTGTTTAGGCGGTCAGCTATAGATCCTAATGTCACTACTTTGCGTGACAGCACAACACTAAGGAACCAAGCTCAAATGGATATCCTTAACGCAACTGCTGATGCACATGCTGCTAAAGGTGATTATGGTATGCAAGTGTTGATGGAAAATATCAACGCTATGAATGACGTTGTAGATCATCCACTTTCTCGGATGAATACAAGACTTATGCAATCCTTTGATGGCTTCATGGATTCCATGCTTGCTAATTTTGAAGCCAAAGGACGTGCTTTTGATAATGTTACTCAAGGCGGTACCCTTAAATTTGATGAGGTAGAAGCTAATAAAGTAGCCGGCGGTGTCTATATGGAAATGTTTAATGCGGATGGCATTATTACCGATAACGCTGTGAGAACCGCAGCCGGTGAGTTGTCATTCACTTTAGATAACCTAGCTAGCAGATCTACCTCTGAGCTTGTTAGAAATTTACCTATAATGAAACCGTTTATGTTGTTTTCAAAGACACCAACAAACGAACTTAAGTATGCTGCTAGTTATGTACCAGGACGCAATATAGTCGGAGCGTTAGGTCAAAAGACAGGTATCCTGGCTGAATTTACTAATGACTTAAATAAATTTAATTTGCCGTATGACGAGGCAGACGAATTTTACGTTAACCGACTACTTACTGAACGTGGCGTAAACTTTACTAATCCAATAGAGGCAAGAGGTAAGTACAACGAAATTAGAGCCGATCTTCTAGGCAGGAAAGGTCTTGGTACTATCTTCACAACTGCAGGCATTGGTTTAGCTTTGAATGATAGGCTTCGAGGTGCTGGTCATTATAATAGGACCATTCAAAAGACAAGAGAAAAGGCTGATTATGAGAGAAATACAATTAAAGGGCTTGATGGTGAATGGCATAGCTTTGAAAACCTAGGACCATTAACAGCCTTTCTTTCTCTCATCGGTACTGTATCCGACAATTTTGATATCTTAGAACCAGATGATATCGGCACTGTCTTTAAAAAACTCTCTTATGCTTTTGCGGCAACCTTTAAAGATAAATCAACATTGGTTGGTATAGAACCTTTCATCGATATTCTTTTTAATGGTGATGAAAGTGCTTTAAAACGTTGGGGTTCTAGTTTTATTAGTTCTGCAGCTGTGCCTGGTTCAAGTTTAATGGCAGAGCTTGGCCGTACATTCGATCCTGCAGCTTTGCAAATTAAGGATGAAGTAGATGCGATGATCTTGGCACGTATTCCTTTTGTGAAGTCAACACTACCAAAGGAATATGATCCTATTAATGGTGGTGAAGTTGGGGTTCCAGACAGCCTGATGACACGAATGTTTAATCATTACACTCCATTTAAAAGAGCCGAAACAATGACTGAGCGTGACCAATATATTGTTGATGTTGAGTGGAGCATGTCTGATGTTTTGGAAACCTATGAGGGAGAGAAATTAAATAACAGGCAGATATCTGAAATCAGTAATATTATTGGCGAGAAGAAGCTCTTTGGTCCACGGTTGGATGAAATTATGAAGAAATATCCTGCAGAAAATTTTAGAAAAGGTTTTAAAGAAGCTCAAAATTCTAAGGCTGAGCTTAAGCCAAATGTTGGAACATTTGCAGACCTTCATAATGAAATGAACCAGGCTTTCAGACTTGCAGCAAGAGACGCCATGCTTTACAGCCCGCACCTTACTTCACTACAGCGTGCTGCACGTATAACTGATATTAATCGTAGGTATATGCAGGAAGGTGATGTAGACGGGGCTGAAAGATTTTACCAAGATATGAAACAACAATTTTCAAAGTAATTAACACGTAATGGCAACTACTCAGAATACATACACAGGGAATGGTTCAACCACGAACTTTTCATTTACATTTGAATATTTAGGCCAAGAGGATATTAAAGCCTCTATTGATGGCGCTGTTACTACAGCATTCACAATTCCCAATGCAACAACAGTTGCCTTCAACACAGCGCCTGCATCTGGTGCAAGTATCATTATCTTTCGTGATACTGCAAACGATACAACTGCTGCGACATTCTTTGC